CGGCGCTGCTGCCGACGCTCTGGCGCGGGCGCTGTTTCAGATGCGCAAAGCCAAAGAGGAGATCGAACGTGAGATGGAAGCTCGCCGCGCTAACGCTGCTGCTCTGCTTGCCCAGCTTGAAAGCGGAAGCCGGCCTGGAGCGGCAGATGAATTGTCTGGCGAGGGCGGTGTACTGGGAGGCGCGCAACCAGCCGTTCAATGCCCAAGTTGCGGTCGCCCAAGTCGTCCTGAACAGGGTTGAAGATGGTCGCTTCCGCGCTGACATTTGTGGGGTGGTCTTCCAGCGGGACTCGCGTGGCTGCCAGTTCACGTGGGTCTGCACCAACGCGAACCGCCGGCCCCGTGATCAGCACTCGTGGGAGATCGCCCAGTACGCAGCCTTCGTCGCCGTCTTCGACTATATTGACGTTGTTCACGGCGCACTTTTTTTCCACGACACCAGCGTCAGGCGCTGGCCACACTTAGAGCGAACTGCTAGAATCGGCGAACTCATTTTCTATAGGGAGCGGTAAGATGCACACGCTTGATATCAGCCCCGAGAGCGCAGATAAGCTCTTCATCGACATCCTCCGAGACGTGGCCGACACCCAGATCAGCGCCATCATGATGGCCCGGGCCAGCATCATCGACCATCCCGAGAAGGGCCACGACCACTGGGAGACGGTGCAGGACTGCCTCGAAGTGTTGGCCGCCGTGAACCGTCTGCTTGACTACTACGGCAAAGGCAAGGTCGACCTAGTTGCCGGCATCAAGGAGGCGGCTGCCGATGTGTCGTAATCACTGCCCGACTGGCAGGCTGGAAGTCGAAGTGCCCACCTCTGCGACGGATCGCCGGGTGCCGGCTCCGCTGCCCGAGCCTGTCCAACTGGAGCTTCCCTTTGATGAAGACCGCTCTGATCGTTGATTGGCCGTCCGTCGACGCACCTGTCAACAGCACCATGTCGGAGTGGGAGTGGCAGGTCACCAGCGAACTCATGAAGCTGGCCGACTTCAAGCCTGACATCATTCGGGCCGCCTATCCCACCTACACCGCCAAGTGGGCGAACCTGTTCGAGGGTGGCAAGATCGGCGGCGACCTAGTGCCGGCGGCCAAGGCTGCCCGTGCCAAGCTGGCTGCTGAACTTCAGGGCTACGACCTTGCCCTGACGCTGGGCCAGCACGCGATGTTCTGCCTGACCGGCGAGACCAAGATCGACACCTACCGGGGCACCCACGTCGACAGCCCCTTGGTCCCCGGTCTTCAGGTGGTGCCGACCTATGCGCCTGCCGTGTACGCCCGCCTCGCTTGGAACGAGCGGCCCGTTGTGGTCTCGGCCATGCGCAAGGCCAAGAGCCGCTTCGTCGACAAGCCCCGGACCATCTATCTGCCCGACAACGTGGCCGACCTGTACGCCTTCACGACCCAGCATATCGGGGACGAGATCGTCTTCGACGTGGAGACTAACAAGTCCTGCCGGATCACAGAGTTCTCGGTCGCCACCTCGTCGGCCTGCTGCCTGTACGTCCAGCTAGAGGACCACGCCTACCGTTCCATCTGGTCCGAGAAGGACGAGCTAGACATCTGGCTGTGGCTCCGGTTCTTGGCGGCCCGGCGTGATCTGGCGTGGGGTTTTCACAATGCGACGTATGATTTGACATACCTCGACGCCTATGGTATACGACCGCGTGGCCCGATCTTCGACACGATGCTTCGACACCACGCATGGCAACCGGAATGGGAGAAGTCGCTTGGCTTCCTTGCCTCCCTCCACATTCCGACCCGCGCATGGAAGCACCTTCGGACTAAGGCCAAGAAGGACTTCAACAAGAGCGGCGCCATCGACTGACGCCCTCAACAGGAGATAGGTTATGTCAAAAGAAGTTGCTGTATCTTTCCGCGTATCCTTCGACGCCGAGGGTGTCACGGCCAGCGGACTCTACAAAATGGAAGGCGTGGTTACGGACTGGCTCCGTGAGACTGTCGACAAGGACGACATCAAGGCGCTGTGCGCCAAGCTCGAAGAAGCGGCTGGCATGTCGGTGCCCGAGTTCTATCTGTGGGTAATCGCCGATCTTAGCTACGCCAAGGAAGATGCCATCATGGAGCGTGTGCGCGAAGGGCAGCCTGTCTAATATGAGTGAAGATGATGCGGCCCTGCGCCGCTTGTGGGCTAGCGTAATTATTCAGGCGCTGATCGACGCTACGGCAATACCGCATACGCCAGTGGCGTCGGCTCACAAGCGGCAGGCCAGAGCCTGGCTGTCGGTCGAGTACGGAACAACGGCGCAGAACTTCGAGGAAGTCTGCCTCGCCGCTGACATCGAACCGAGCAGGGTCCGCAACTTCTTCAAGGCATACGATGGCCCGCCCTTGACGCTGCACATCCTGTCGCGTATGCGAGACACATTCCTGAAGGGGACTTCGGTTAGTGCGCACGATCCAGATGCAGGGCCTGACAATCACTCCTGAAAATCAGGAGATTGTCTATAATGCCAGTGATACTTTGCAGACGATGGCCCTCAAAGAAATCTACGACGAGGGCCTTCTTCCTGCGTGGGCCAAGACGACCTTCGAATACAGCGAACTGATGCTGGGTCCCATCATGACCATGATGCGGCGCGGCGTGCAGATCGACACGGCCAAGCGCGACAAGCTGGTCGCTGGTCTGCGTGCCCGGGCCGACAAGGTGCAGGCCAACTTCGACCTCGTGTGCGAGGCGCTGTGGGGCACGACCATCAACCACAACTCCACGCCCCAACTCACCTATATGTTCTACACCCTGCTTGCCATTCCCGAGCAGACCAAGTCCAAGAAGGGTGAGACCAAGGTCGGCACCGACCGGGAAATCTTGGAGCGCATCGCCTCGAATTATCCGCGTGGCGCCTTCTTCGCCAACCATATCCTACGCATCCGCGACCTCGAAAAGCAGATCGAGTTCCTGTCGAAGAAGCTGTCTCCGACCAACCGCTTCCACGCTTCCTTCAACATTGCCGGCACCGAGACCTTCCGGCTCTCGTCCAGCGAACATCCCTTCCGCATCGGCAGCAACCTCCAGAACATCCCAAAGGATGCGCGCTCCTGTTTCGTAGCTGACCCCGGCTACATGCTGTTCTACTCTGACCAGCAGGGCGCCGAGGCTCGCATCGTGGCCTACCTGTCGGGCGACGAGAACTACATCGCAGCCGTCGAGGGTGGCGACTCCCATACGATGGTGGCCTCGATGGTCTTCGGCTTCCCGCCCGAGCGCGACCTAGCCGAGCGGGAATACTACCGGGGCTACTCCTACCGGGACATCACCAAGCGCGGCGCCCACGGCTCCAACTACTACGGCAAGCCCTTCACCTTGGCCCAGCAGATGAAGGTCGAGAAGGAGGTAGCCGAGGCGTTCCAGACCCAATACTTCCGGCGCTTCCCCGGCATCAGCGACTGGCATGTGTGGGTGGCCAAGCAGTTGCAGACCAAGGGCTACCTGATCACGCCCTTCGGCATCCGCCGCAACTTCTGGAACAGGCGCTGGGATGACGCTACCCTGCGCGAGGCCATTGCCTTTGTGCCCCAGCATTGCGTTGGCGTCCTCATGAACGTGGGCATCTACCGCATCTGGGAACGGTTCGAGGGCAAGCCCGGGTCGGACGTGCAAATCCTGCTGAACCTGCACGACGCGGTTCTCGGTCAGGTCCGCATCGACAAGGCCAACGAGTTGCTGCCGCAAGTGTTGGAGTGCCTGCACTTCCCCTTCCCCGTCACTGATATCAATGGAAAATCGCGTGAAATAGTTATTCCATTCGATGTCGAGGTCGGCTATAATTGGCTCAAGGCCGGACCTAAGAACCCCGACGGTCTGAAGAAGTGGAGGCCCGATGGCAAAGCATGATTACCTGTCGGACAGGGCGGCCAACTACAAGCTCATGTCCGACATCAAGAACTGGTGGCGCAAGCGTGGCTATCAGGTGAAGGTGTGGCTGGAGCGGGGCATCGACCCGACCAACGGCACCAACATCCACGTCATCAGGACCAACATCGTCCAGAACGTGGACAACGCAAGGACTCGCTATGTCACCGACCGATAACATCGTCTCCTTCAAGAGGAACAAGTCTCAGCCCCCGGAGGCCGTGTCGGAGGAAGATGAACTGCGCGAATACTCCATTGCGTACCTTGCCACCTTCCTGCTTGACAACAAGGATGTCATCAAGAACTTTGTGTGCGGCATCAGCTTCCAAGCTGACAGCGAGGGCGATCATTCGTTCCACATGCTGACCTCGCCGCTCGACGTTGCCGAGTTTGCGCTGACCCTGCGCCTGCTCGATGACGGTTTCCGTCGCCACCTTCCCAGCCCGGAGTGAACATGAAGCAGAACCCATTCGCCGAGTTTACGAAGACGGACGGCTACGCCTTCCACGTTCACTACTCGTCTGTCATCTGCATCGAGGAGCGCCGTGAAGGCGGCTGCTATATCATGGTGCGGGCGGGCAACGAGACCCAGTCCTTCCGTCTGCTCACGCCCCACACCACCGTACTTGAGCGTTTGAACAAGGCACGTCTTGCCGATATCTCGTCCTTCAACGAGCCGTAAGCCAAAGGCTATCAGGCTAGGCTCGCCTGTCATTGCGCGGTATGCGGACTACGTCCCCGAGTTTCAGAGGACGAAGCGAACATCCGCGCAGCAAGCTGGTATCTCGTTTGAGAAGTCAGTCCTCAAGAAGTTGACTGCGATCTACGGTAAGGTCGAGGCATCACCCTGGCTCTACTACAAGACGCCTCGCCGCAGTGGCATCTGCCAGCCTGACGCTCTGTTGTGGCTGGCAGATGACCACATCTGTATCGTCGAGATCAAGCTGTCTTGGATGCGGCCCGTGCGCCAAAAGCTCATGCAGTTCTATGGCCCGGTTGTCGCCGCCATCTACAAAGACGTGAAGCTCTCCTATCTTCAGGTCTACAAGAACGCCAAGCCTTCCTCCCACAAAAAGGCATTGAGCATTTATAGGCTTGACGAGCTTGTTCCCGGCAAGTACAAAGAGTGTCAGTGGCTAGGCATATGATGGGAGACGCCATGCAACCCACCGTCAAGTTTAAGAAGCTGTCACCGGACGCGCACCTTCCCATGAAGGCTACCGTGGGCGCGGCTTGCTACGATCTGTTCGCCAGCGACAGCGTCTGCATCGACGACATGCGGACCTTCAAGGTGATCGGCACGGGCATCGCCATCGAACTGCCGCCCGGCTACGTCGGCCTCGTCTGCTCCCGCTCTGGCCTCGCTGCCAAGGACGGGGTCTTCGTGCTAAATGCCCCAGGCGTCATCGACGAGGACTACCGGGGCGAGATCAAGGTGATCTTGGGGCGCCTAGCCTACACGCCGCAGTGGCCCAGCCCGAACTACATTCTCGTGGAACCGGGTATGCGGATCGCCCAGCTTATGATCGTGCCGGTCACGCAACTGGCCGTTGAAGAAGTTACCGAACTCACAACCACAGCCCGGGGCCAAGGCGGTCTCGGTTCAACAGGAGCATAACATGCTTATCACCAAGATCGCGTTCACCACCGTCATCACCATGGCAGTGCTGGCGTTCGTGCTGGTTGCGGCTTCGGAAGAGTTCCGCTTCCACAAGTGGACGCAACTCTCAACCGTCGACAAGGCCCTGACCATCTGCATTCTGACGGCTGCTCTGGCCATTGTGGTCGGGGTCGTCGCCTTTGTGTGGGGGGTGTAATGGACCCTCACTCGGAACTGCCTGACGGCAACCCCAAGACCGTTCACGGCATTTCGAAGCCGGGCATCGAGGGGGTTCCGGTCGCGCCCATCTTCATGGTCGGTGAGGTCATGCGACTGGGCATCCGCAAGTATGGTCTGACCAACTGGCGGCACGATCCTATCTCGGCGTCCGTCTACTACAACGCGGCCATGCGGCACCTGCTGTCATGGTGGGACGGCGAGAACCTCGACAGCGAGAGCCAGTTGCCGCACCTCGCGCACGCCGTGGCGTGCCTCATGATCATGCTGGATGCCCGTCTGTCCGACGACCTGAACGACGACAGGCCCAGCGCCGGCCTCACCTCGACGTACCTGTCGAGCCGGACGCGCTATCTGGAAAGGCAGAAGCCGTGACACCAAAGACTGTGCTGGTGATCCCCGACACGCATGCGATGCCGGGCGACACCTTCGACCGCCTCAAGCAGCTAATGGCCCTGCTTGTCTACAAGAACGTCGAGCTTACGGACGTGGTCCATCTGGGCGACCTGTGGGACTTCGGCTCCCTCTGCACCCACGACATGGACGACCCTGCCTGGTATGGCCGATCCCTTGAGGCCGACATTCAGGCGGGGCTGGACGGTCTCGATCTGGTCCAGTCCATCGTGGAGGCGACCAACGCCAAGAACTTCTACTTCATCGAGGGCAACCACGAGGACCGCTACAACAAGTGGATGAAGTCGGACAACCGGCTCCTCACGTCGGGCTTCCCCAAGACGGTGGCGGCCCTCGTCAAGGAGCGGCGGCCCACCTTCAACGTCAAGTACCAGCCCTTCCTGAAGCCGCTGACCCTGCACGGGACCGTCTTCCAGCACTACTTTGTGAGCGGTCTGATGGGTCGGCCGCAGGGCGGGGAACACCACGCGAACAACCTGCTCAAGTCCCAGCACATTTCTTGTGTGTGCGGGCACTCGCACCTGCTGTCCACGGCCACCCGGACTAAGGCCGATGGCACCAAGATCAACGCTCTCGTGGGCGGCTGCTTCGTGGACCCGAATGGCGACTTCTCCTATGCCAAGGCGGCCAAGAAACTGTGGTGGAACGGGGTCCACATCCTGCACTTCACGGCCCCCGGCGTCTTTGACGTGGAGTCCATCTCCATTGAAAGACTGTACACCTTGTGATATAATAGGGGTATGGCTAAGACCCCTGCGTGGCAGCGGGCTGAAGGCAAAGACCCCAAGGGGGGACTCAATGCTAAGGGCCGCGCCTCCTACAATCGTGCGAATCCCGGTAAGCCCGGCCTCAAGCCGCCCCAGCCAGAGGGTGGGCCGCGCCGGGATTCGTTTTGTGCCCGTATGAAGGGCATGAAGAAGAAGCTGACTTCGGCCAAGACGGCCAACGATCCCAACTCCCGGATCAACAAAAGCCTCCGAGCTTGGAACTGCTAGGCTTGCGGCTGTGGACTTGCCTAAGATTACGCCTCTCGTCCAGTTTTTGACGGCTGCTTTTGCGCTGACGGTGGGCGGGTATACGGCAGGTGAAAAGTTTGGGTGGTTCCGCAATGAGATTATTGCTTGGGCACCCGAGCATTTCAGGATTGTGGATACCAAGATCGGCCAGCCCATCACGGTGACGGTGGCCCGGGTCAAGAAGCGGGACGACTGTTCAGTCGAGGGCTTCAATGTGACCGTCAGGGACGGGGCCGGGGTAGTCCACGAGGCGGCGCCCAGCATGACCCGGTTCACTGGCCCGGCTGGTCCTGAGATCGACACGTTCACCTACACGCTGACGCTGGCGCAGCAGGAGAATGTGGCTCCCGGGCGGGCAACCCTGCTGGCCACGATCCGATACAAATGTCCCGAAGGGGAACGCACCGTGACGTACCCGCGTCACCCCAACCTTACGTTCATGCTGGAGCGGTAGTATGGAAGCCCTCCTAAATGTCGTCCGAACTGTAGCCCCCACCATTGCGACGGCGGTGGGTGGCCCGCTTGCGGGCATGGCGACCCGGGCTATCTCGGAGGCGCTGCTGGGCAAGCCCGATGGCAGCGAGGCTGAACTGATCGAGGCGGCGGCCAATGCCACGCCCGAGCAACTGCTGGCCCTGAAGAAGGCCGAGCAGGACTTTACGGTGCGGATGCGGGAACTGGACATTGATCTGGAACGCATCTCCAACGAAGACCGCGCCAATGCCCGTGACCGGGAAATCAAGACGAAGGACTGGACGCCCCGCCTGCTGGCCGCTGCCATTACGGTCGGGTACTTCGGCGTGTTGTTCTTCATGCTGCTGAACGGGCTGCCCACGACCGGCGGTTCCGAGGCCATGCTCGTGATGCTGGGTACTTTGGGCACGGCGTGGGGTGGCGTGGTCGCTTACTACTTCGGGTCGTCGGCCGGCTCCCGCGACAAGAACGACACTATCAACAAGATGATGAAGCAATGAAGGAGAACTTCAAGGAGTCGCTGGCCCTGGTTCTGAAGCACGAGGGCGGTTATGTGGACCACCCCGCTGATCCGGGCGGCGCCACCATGAAGGGCATTACGCTGGCCACCTTCTCGGCTTTCAAGAAGAAGCCTATGACCAAGGCCGAACTGCGCGTCATTTCTGATGCCGATGTAGAAACTATCTACAAGGCGGGTTATTGGGATACTATGCGCTGCGACGATTTGCCTGCCGGCGTGGACCTGCTGGCTTTCGACATGGCCGTCAACAAGGGCGTCAATCGGGCCACTCGACTGCTGCAACAGGCGGCCGGCGTCCGGGACGATGGCGTGCTTGGGCCTATGACTTTGGCAGCTATCCGCAAGATGCCAGCAAAGGACCTGATTGTCAAGGTATCTGAGGGGCGCCGTGATTTTTATAGGAGCCTGAAGACTTTCCCGGTGTTTGGCCGGGGCTGGCTGCGTCGCGTAGACGAGACTGAGAAGGAAGCTATCCATGCCGCTTAAAAAGGGCACATCCCAGAAGACCATCTCTGCGAACATTCGCCGTGAAATTCGAAGCGGTCGACCCCAGAAGCAAGCCATTGCCATTGCCCTGAGTGCGGCAGGTAAGTCCAAGAAGGATACCAAGAAGTGAAGCGCAAAGTCAAATTCCAAGAAGGAGGCGTGGTCGAAACCCCGTCCCGACGCCGTGTTCGTCTTGCCGAGGATGCTCGTACCCGCAGCCTAGAATTCTTCGATGACCTGCGCCGCCGCAATCAAGCAGCAGCGGCCGAACGGGAGGCTTCTCGTCGCCTCTATGAAGAACGCGCCCGCGCGCGGCGGCTTCCTTCTGCGGGGGCAGAAGACGTCTTTGAGCGCGCTGTGCGGGAATTTAATGAGCGCCAAGGTCGCAGCGGTGCCCGCCCAAACGAGGCCCGCCCAAATCCACGCCCCAACATTCCGCCCAGTGCTGCGGCTGCGGCTGGCACCGCTGCTCGTGGAGCAAGCCGTCTCGTCCCGGGCATGAATGTAATCCGTGGTGTAACACCGACTTCGCTTGAAGCTGGCGCTGAGTTTGAACGCGCGGGCTTAGAGCAGGCGCGTGCTGAAGCAGAACGTATGCGCGAACGTGCAGCGATGGAACAGGAATTGGCCGAGGCTCCGCAGCGCATGCCGACGCCGCGTCCGGCCCCGCGTCCTCGTCCGGCCGCTGCCGCGCCCAGCAATGAGATTTCGGCGCAGCGCATGAATGAGTTGATGGACGGCGAGGCACCGACAAATGAACGAGAACGCGAAGTTCAAGCGAACATCATGAGGCGGCGCCAGCAGCTTGAGGCGGGTGCGCCCTTCAAGAAGGGCGGCATGGTGAAGCCCGTTGTGAAGAAGAAGGCTGGTGGTATGGTTGCTGCCAAGCCGAAGAAGATGATGAAGGGCGGCATTGTCGCCAAGCCCAAGTCGAAGGCGAAGCCGGCGGCCAAGCCTATGCCGTTCAAGAAGGGCGGCGTTATCAAGAAGGGACGTAAGTGATATGCCTGGTATGATGAAGGGTTCTATGTATAAGAAGGGCGGCGCCGTCAAGAAGGGCGCGGCTAAGTTTCAGGAGGGCGGCCCGGTGCGGCAGCCCGGTAAGCGCCGGATCATGGAAGGCGGCCCGAAGGGTCTGCCGATGATGACCCCGGAGCAGCGCCGCATGGCCCGCGAAAGCATGACCCCGGAGGAGCGCCGTGAAGCCGATGCCCCCCTGACCGCCGAGGAAGTGCGTCGTATGGGCGGCGCCTTCAAGAAGGGCGGCATGGTCAAGAAGAAGGCCGGCGGCATGATCGGCAAGGCCAAGGCCAAGTAAGATGCACTGTGGAACAGGTGCCAAGAAAATGAAGGCTGGCGGCAAGGTGGGTAAGGCTGTACCGAAGGGCATGCACAAGATGCCGGACGGCAGCATCATGCCAGACTCGGCCCACAAGAAGATGAAGGCCGGCGGCAAGGTCAAGATGCAGAAGGGTGGGATGGTCCCGTGCAAGGGCTGTCCAAACCCGGCAGCCTGCCGTAAGGCGGGCAAGTGCATGATGGCCGGCTAATGGCCAAGAAGCCCGAAAGTCGGGTCAACGAAGCGGGCGTCTACACGAAGCCCGGCATGCGCAAAACTCTTTTCGAACGCATCAAAGCGGGAGGGAAGGGCGGCAGGCCGGGCCAGTGGAGCGCCCGCAAGGCCCAGATGCTGGCGTCTGAATACAAGGCGAAAGGCGGAAAATACCGTGACTAAGACTTGCCTGCACTGCCAGCAAGAAAAGGAACTGTCGGAATACTACCAGTTCCGGGACAAGTGGGCAGAGCGTAAGTTTTATAGCTCGCGGTGCAAGCCTTGCCATCAACTGTATAAACACACCAACCCAAACACGAAGCGTAACCGAAAGGCTGAAAAGCTAAAGTTGCGTTACGGTTTGGACTATGAGCAGTGGCAGGAAATTCGTCAAAAACAAAACTACTCATGTATGATATGCGGTATAACCGAGGAAGCATTGGGTAGAAAACTTGACGTAGATCATTGCCACGCGTCGGGTGTTGTGCGTGGCGTCTTGTGCAATCCGTGCAATACTGTCCTTGGGCACGCCCGAGATAAGATTGAAGTGCTAGAAGCCGCCGCTGAATACTTGAGGAAAAATTCGGAGGGCTACAAATCGTGAAGGCGCCCCAGAAGTCGCTGGTCGATTGGACCAAGCAGAAGTGGCGTACCAAGTCAGGTAAGCCGAGTACGCAAGGTCCGCAGGCTACGGGCGAACGCTATCTGCCCGAGGCTGCCATCAAGGCAATGCCGGCTAGCACTTATGCGGCGAGTAGCGCGGCAAAGAGGAAGGCGACCAGGGCGGGCCAGCAGTTTTCGAAGCAGCCTGCCAGCGCCGCCAAGATCGCCAAGAGGTTCCGCTAGGACGTTAGTTCCTTGACGATCCACATGATGGACTCTTCCAACGAAGTAAACGCCAGAGACTTGTAGCGTCCGTCCTTCACCTGATTAAACAGCTTTTCAAGTTCTTCGGCCTTGCCCTTCAATGCGTCATGGAGGGCCTTTTCTTCGTCGGTCAGTGCCCGGTAACGGGGTCGGAAGCGGGACGTAGGGGCGGTCGTGTCAAGCTGCCGGGCGTCCGGCTTGCCTTCGTAAAGGTGTGCCATTAGAAGGGGTACTCGGTCGGGGCCGTGTAGTTGTTGACGGTCTGCTCCCAGATCGTAGCACCAGCGCCGTCACCGTGGAACTTCACGTTGATCCGGTTCTCCACGAGCCAGCGGTTCCACTGACCGAGGTCCTGCATCGCGGCGACAAGTTCGCCGGTTGTCAGGAAGGACCGTTCTTCAGCGCCCAAGACCACGCGCATCAGTGACTGCTTGATGTCGGCCTTGTCGGTGTCTCCGGGGTAGAAGAAGTCATACCCGTAGAACTCGAAGCGCCGGAAGCCCATCACAAAAGCCAGCATCGGAATGCGGGTCGCCGAGCAGGTGCCCCCGATCACAACCATGCCCGTGTCAAAGGCGGAAGGGCGGGCTGCGACGGTGGCCTGCGTGTGAGCGTGCCAGCCGTAGATTTGTGCGCCCTTTTCTTCGAGGACCTTGCGCACAGACGGGTGCGTCATGGTGGCGAACAGGAACTTGTCCTCGCCAGTCACGTCCTTGAAGAGGTCCGTGCGGATCACGCCGTGCGTAGACTTGCCGTCGACCGGGCGCGGGTCCAAGATCACGGTCCAGTCAGGTGTGATGCCAGCGGCCTTGAGTACAGGCAGGGCATGCTTCACGGCGAAGACCACGGCACCGGCCTTTTGCTTGGCGCGAATGTCCTCGATGAAGGATGGCAAGGTCGGGCCGGCGCTGACCAGCAGGGCGGTCTTGGTGTGGGCCTGATACGAGCCGATCCAAGACGTAATGGCGGCAGCGTTGTCCGCAATATGCTGGAGTTGCTCGCCCTTGTCAACGGAATCGACCGGCTTCACTTGGATGCGGGTCTTGAGTTCCGGCACCGAGTGGCCTTCGCGGACGATCAGGCCCAGCGAGATAGTCTGCTGGAGGCCGGCGTAGCCGTCGCCGCTGGTGATCAGACGCTTCTGACCTTCGGCTTCGTTCCAGACCCGGCGCGGACCTTCGGGCGCACCCTCTTCTTCCTTAGCGATGATATCGTCGAAGACGACATACGGGACGTGGGCGAGGTGCTTGTAGTCCGACAGCGTCGTCTCGTAGGA